ATAAATGAAATGAGTTATAATCTTTGTGATGGTGGACATGGTGGGTTTGGGTATATAAATCGAACAGGTTTAAGTAATTTACATAATCAAGCTAGTTTAGGTGGAAAAGCTGCGGCTAAATTACATCCACAAGGAACTTTTGGTGGAAAAAAACATACAGAAGAAACAAAACAAAAAATATCAATTATTAAAAAAAATAACAAAGCTTTTCTAGGAAAAAAACATACAGAAGAAACAAAACAAAAAATGAGAGATTCTAGAAAATTTAAAAATATAGGAATAACAAATTCACAGTATGGTAGTTATTGGATAACGGACGGATTTAATAATAAAAAAGTATCCGACAATCATATACCTGATGGTTGGATTAAAGGTAGAAAAAATATATAAATAATTAATATCAGTGAAGTGTTACGGTAGCACATCGGTCTCCAAAACTGAGGGCGAGGGTTCGACTCCTTCCACTGGTGCCATTTTAATCATGAGGAAAATATGAAAGTTCTTGTTATTGGTGCTGGTATTACAGGAATAACGACTGCATATAGTCTAGCGAAACGTGGCGTTGATGTTACAGTAATTGATGAAGAAAACTATCCTGCTATGAAAACTTCATATGCTAATGGTGGTCAGTTATCAGTTAGTAATAGTGATGTGTGGACTACAGTTCCTAATTTGATTAAAGGTATGAAGTGGGCATTTACTAAAGATGCACCGCTTCTTATGAATCCTTCTCCTTCCATTGCTAAGTACAATTGGATTGCTAAATTTATTATGCAATCATTTACTGGAAATGCAGTTGAAAATACTATCAAGACTGCAGAGATAGGTTTACAGGCTCGTTGGCTTTATAATAGGATTGTGGAAGAAGAGAAAATTCAATTTGATTTGAAAAAGAAAGGCATTCTTCATTTCTATAAAAACGAAGAATATTTCGAAGCAGCAAAGAAAAGTTGTGAAGAAATATATTGGAGGATTGGTGAAGAAAGAAGTATCTTTTCTAAGAAACAAGTTCTTGACATTGAACCTTCTTTGAGTTATGCTTCTGGAATTATTGGTGGTACGTATACGCCGTCTGATATGACAGGAGATATCCACAAGTTTTGTGTTGGTATGGAGAAAGTTCTTAAATCAAAATATAATGTTAAGTTTATGTACGGAAAATCTGCAAAACCTACAGATGCAGATGTATATGATCATGTTGTTCTTTGTGCTGGTGTAAAAAGTGCAGAATTTTCAAAAAATATTGGAGACCCACTTGACATTTATCCAGTAAAGGGGTATAGTATTACACTAGAAGTTGGTAATGGATGGGAAGATGCACCTATGGTAAGTCTTCTTGATGATGAAGCAAAGATTGTAACATCACGATTAGGTTCAAGATTTAGAGTAGCTGGTACGGCAGAGCTTGCTGGTATTAACTATGATATTCGTAAGGACAGAATTGATCCACTGGTAAAATGGGTGCGTAAGAATTTCCCATATATATCTACAGAACACACTAATCCTTGGGCTGGTTTGCGTCCTATGACACCGACTATGCTTCCAGTGGTTAGAAGGTCTAAAGTGAAAAATATATGGTATAATACAGGTCATGGTCATTTGGGGTGGACACTAAGTCCTGCAACAGCCGAAATGATTACTGAGTTGATAATTGGAGGATAGCGAGCAAGGTGCTCAAAGAGTCTTGAAAACTCTGCCACCGCAAGGTTGATGGTTCGATTCCTTTATCCTCCGCCACTTTAATATGGAGAATGATATGATTCTTTCTAGTTTTTACAATTATGAGCGTAACCGTAGAGCAGAAATTATTAAATGTGATGATGGTTATCATGTTAGATTATTCATTGATAATGTATTAGAAGAAGTTCGTGATGTTACTAAGCACAGTTTGCATTATGCAGAAGATTGTGCAGAAAATTTCGTAGAAGGCATTTTTGATATTGACACCTTTAAGAAAGTAGTTTAATATACTGTTTATGGATCAGTTCAGCAACCTAACAAAAATCTTTCGCAAAAAAAGACCCAAGTTGATCCAGTAAAATTTAAGATTGACCTTCCAGCAAACCTCATTTTATCGGTCTAGTAACTTTGTTGTTACGTATAATTGTGTCCATGTGGCATAATTTAAGTGGTTATGTTTCGATAGAATCCACTTTAAAAAATGAAAGTAGAAGTCAATCTGTTATAAGTATTAAGTTTTAGGTTTCCTTCAGCAAACATTCTAGGATAATAAAAACTGCCTTTTACGTGGTTTTTTAGCTGGTTCAAACCCAGCAAAAAGTGAAACCTGTAGAGTTTTAGGATTGTTACAGCATATATGCACTTGACTTGTAATCAAACCTGCAAAGGGCAATCCTGATGAGTTAGAGTTTAAGGGTCAGTTCAGCAACTATAAAAAATCTTTTTGCATACAAAAGACCAAAGTTGACCCTGTTGAATAAAGGTTAGATACAGCAAACAGCTGCATTTGAAAGCGTGATAACAGCGCAGGCGGTAGAGCGAAGGCATTTGCCTACTGGATGGTCGTGGTTCCTGCGGGGACTGCATAATAACCTGACTTGTTGTAGTCTTGTATTACAATCTGAGTGGTGTACCATAATGATGCGACTAACCTGTTGAGTTGACAATAATTAGAGAGTATATTAATATAATATTTCATTGTCGGTCCTATGTGTGATTGATAATGTATTTATAAGAAACGTTAAGATTGATAACAGCAAAGGAGATATAAAATGACTACTTTTACAGAAGCAGTGAAAAATCAATCTGAAAGAACAACTAATGGAATGAAAGCTCGTAAAGATACAGGTAATGCATTAACATCACTTTTCTTCAAAATCGGCGCTATGCGTGGTCAAAATGTAATTCCTGCTTGGACTGCTGCTTATGTTCAGGACAAGGAGCTTGCAACTCGTATTGCTCTTTGGGCTCGTGACGTTCGTGGTGGTGCTGGCGAACGTAAGATCTTCCGTGATATCCTTGTTGATATGGCAAACACTGATCGGGTTCGTGCATCTGATGTGATGCGTAAGGTTCCTGAGCTTGGTCGTTGGGATGATCTGCTTGTACTTGTTGGTACTCCTATGGAGGAACAGGCATTCTATATGATCCGTATTGCTCTTGAAGACAATATGGGTCTCTGCGCAAAGTGGATGCCTCGTCAGGGTGAAGTAGCTGTGAAGCTCCGTAAGCACCTTGGTTGGACTCCTAAGTTCTATCGTAAGCGTCTGGTTGAATTGACCAAGGTTGTCGAAACTCAGATGTGTGCTAAGGATTGGGATAATATCAATTTCAATAATGTTCCTTCTGTTGCTTCTACTCGTTATAAGAAGGCATTTGCCCGTCATACCGATAAGTATAAGGAGTGGACTTCTGCTCTTGTTTCTACCGATCCAGAGGTGAAGGCTTCTGTTAAGGTCAATGCTGGTGCAGTGTATCCTTACGATATATTAAAGGGTGTAATTACTCATTATCGTATGGATTATAACAAGTCCAATCTTGATCATATTACTGCCCAATGGGATGCTCTTCCCAACTATGTTGGTGATGCAAACATTCTTCCTTTGGTTGATGTTTCTGGTTCAATGACTTGTCCTGCTGGGAGATATAATAGTAAGTCTGGAACTACTTGTCTTGATGTTGCTGTGTCTCTTGGTTTGTATCTTGCTGATAAAAACACTGGTAAGTTCAAGGATACATTTCTAACTTTCTCTGCCAATCCTGAATTGCTTCATCTTAAGGGAAATATTGTTCAAAAGATTGAGCAAATGGTTGGGTCTAATTGGACTATGAATACTGATTTGCATAAGGCTATTCATAAGATTCTTGGGGTAGCAGTTGCTGGTGATGTTCCTCAGTCTGAAATGCCAAAGATTCTTTTGATTCTTTCTGATATGCAATTTGATTCATGTGCCACTTATGATGATTCTGGTATTGAAATGATTGAGCGTAAGTATGCTGAGTCTGGATATGAAGTTCCTAAGATTGTTTTCTGGAATCTCAATTCTAATGATAATGTTCCTGTGAAGTTCGATAAGAATGGAACAGCACTTGTTTCTGGGTTTTCTCCTTCCATTCTAAAGGCAGTTCTTGCTGGTGGCATGGAAGAATTTACTCCAGAGGCTATTATGATGAAGGCAGTCATGAATGAGCGTTATACTTTCTAAATATTAGGGGGGAAACTCCCTAATATGGACCTAAACGAGAGTAACTGAGACAACTCGTTGCACTGCAGAATTGCTGGTAAAACCGTTAAATTCCTTCTCAGGATTTGCATTTAGCAGGGGTCCATTTTATTTTTTGGGAAATCAATTAGATTGTTGAAATTCTGCAATTTATAAATACTCCAAGAAACGGAGTATTAAAATGTGGAAATGTAAACACTGCAATCAAGAATTTGATTTTAATCGTACAACTGAAAAAGGTAATCATAGTAAACATTGTGAGAAAAATCCTAATAGAAAAGTTTCGTATGATAAAATAAGCAAATCTAGTGATAAAAGATTTGGAACTTTCATAAAATTTTCTGTTATTTGTAAATCTTGTAATAATGAATTTGAAGTTGAAGAAAGAAAAAATTTATTCCCTTCTAAATCTCAATATTTTTGTTCAAGAAGTTGTGCCAATAGTATTGGTGGTAAAGCCAAATCTGAAAAATATCACTATGATGAGGTAGCTACATATGTTACTATTGCTTGGAGATATCATGAAAGAAAATGTTTAGTATGCGAAGAAGTTAATGTTGTAGCTGTTCATCATTTAAATGAAAATCATAATGATAATAGACCAGAAAATCTTGTTCCATTATGTCCGACACATCATCAGTACATGCACAGCAAACATAAATACCTTATAGAAGATAAGGTACTAGAATATGTAAATACTTGGGGTAGGCTCAGGGCAAGCAGGAATCCTTTGCAAGGAATCTGAGGTGGGTTCGAGTCCCACTTACTCCACCATTACTTTATACGGGGAAGTGAGTCCAGAGCGGTTATGGCAAGGTCTGCAAAACCTTTTTAGGTGGGTTCGACTCCCATCTTCCCTTCCAAAAACAGGTTATAAAATGAATACTGAAAAACTATTGAAAAGAAAAACAGAATTGTTTGCTCCAATTGAGCAACAAATTTTAATGACTGATGAGCCAAATGATTTGCTTCTTCTTGCATCTAATATGTGCGAATCATCCTGTAGAATATTTTTAAATCATTTTACAGAAGAAGAAACTAAAAGTTTGATTAAAGAGTTATTACGTATAACTATTAATGAAAAAAGAGGGGATTTTTGATCCCC